AAGACCTTGTTCTAAGTGCGATCTAGACGCAGACTCCTACCAGTTCAATAGTAAAACAATGGAAATTTATTGGAAATGTAGTGAGGGTCACGAGACAAGGTACTCGGTAGGCTAATGTCTGAAAGAGCGGAAGTCAAAAGAGACGGGGCCAAGGCACAAAAGAATTCTGGTAGAGGAGACTATCAGAAAGGCGATGCACAATGGAAACAATTTCTTGTAGATTATAAAGAGGCTGGATCTTCTTTTAATTTAAATAAAGATAACTGGGCAAAGATATGTACAGATACCTTTAAAGTAAATAGAGATATGCACCCTGCATTAAAAATTATTATTGGATCTGAGTCTAAGGTTAGGCTTGGTATCATAGAGTGGTCAGTTTTAGAAGAGTTAATACAGTTCTGGGAGGAACATCATGAATAAATATCAAGTAATGCCGCAAGTAGTTATATACAGAGATCTCTTTGATAAAGATGAGCTCAAAAAGTTTTATTCTCTAATGGATTTATATGAAAACGACACAAGCCAATTTGAGATTACCCATGAAGAGCTTTCAACAAGAGGAGACAACCATGGAGTTTTGCCAAAAGAAATGGAAGATATTTCTCCTTTAAACGAATGGGTGCCATGGCATACGTTTGGCAAAAAAACATTTTATAACTTTAAAAAAATGCCAGAGAACATTGATGATGAAAACATAAAGTTCCTATACGAGTTTAGAGAAAAGCTTTATCAAGTGTTCTCTGTTGTATTCAAAGACTATATAAATGAATGGTCAGAGTCAGGATATTGGCCAGATTATATTGACAACTGGAAACTAAATGAGTATGGTGCTGGAAGAATGCATTACTCCGTAATAGAAGTTCTTAAGCATGACATACACGCAGAAAAAAATCTAGCCATCACCTTTCACACAGATGCACATAAGCACAGGGTGGGTCAGCCCAGAGCTCAGCAGATTATTACAATTACTATATACGTAAATGATGACTACACAGGAGGAGAAGTTGAATTTTTAAATGAAATTGATGAGGTTCCTTCGGTTGTTACATATAAGCCAGGCGTAGGCGACGTTACCGTATTCCCGTCTGGAATACCGTACTTCCACTCAGCAAAAGCCGTAACAGAAGGAAGCAAGAAAGTTTTTGTTAGAGTTTTTGCTCAATGGGATTACCCAGGATCAAAAGAATGGTTTGAAGGAATAGAAAAATATGGTGAAGAAGAGTGGCTAAGAATGGTAGACGAAAGTGTACAAGAAAAGGTGTCCACTGGAATTTATGATCGTGAGGTCAGAATTGAAGGAACAAACTGGCATGAGGTAAACCCTTCTATTAAAATTGAAGTTGCTAAAGAAAACCATACCTACGTAGACGGCAGAATTCTTTAGTGATTATAGAAGAACCAATTCCTGGAGTTTTAGTATTTAAAAATGCTTTAGATACAGAGTCTTTTGATTTTTTAAATTTTAATAGATATGTCGATTCTTGGAAGCCCTGGCTTCCGTATGGTCAAATGTCCAAAATTGATATTAAAAAAATAAAAGAAAGCAATTTTGAAACTTCATTTTGGAACGCTATTTCTTTCTATAAAAATAAATACAATCTATCAAATGTATTTGAAAAACAAATACCTGGGTTAGATTTGTTACATTATAAAAAAACATTAAATGAGGACATTTACTTGGGTGCAGAAAAACTTTCTATGAGATATCATGTGGACAATGCTCCATGGTTACAAGATACAGCTGGTTATAAAAACACATTAACTTTAACATTTTATTTAAATGATGAATATACTGGAGGAGATATATATTTTGTTGATTTGAGTTCTGCAGATAATGGATCATATGAAGATTTAGATGGAAATTCCCACGAATGTATATTTATAGATAAGCCAAAAAAATATAGTCTATCCAAGGGAGACATCACAGTATTCCCATCATCGGCACCTTATTATCATGCAGTTAGCCCAATTGAAAGCGGAGATAGGTATCTATTTAGATCATTTGCAGTTGAATATAGTCCAGGTAGCAAGGAATGGAATGGCAGAGTTAAAGAAATTGGCTTAAATAATGTTCTTATAGAAGATCAGATAAAGGCACAAAATGGTTTTGATAATCGTGACCACCTAATAGAAATTTTTAGTAGGCCTGAAGATATTGATGTAAATAATAAATCAATTAATTACATAATTAAAAAAGAAGAAAGCCTATGACTATCTTTTTATTGGGATTAATGATAGGATTTATTGTTGGATACCCGCTTGGGCTATTCATTGACAAGTGGGACAAGAGGATTAAAAATGGCGGAAGATAAGAACACACTTCAGTTAATCAGTGATATAACAGAGTTCAATGATCTGCATGAGTATATGCAAGATGAGCACTTAGACAAAGCATTGGCTATTGTTGTAAAGCTATTGATGACACCAGATGTTCCTTCAGCAAAAGCCCCTATGCTTATTATGGAGCTACAGGCAATGTCTACCAAGTTTGCGGTAATGTCTTCTGTGTATTCAACCATTGCTAAAGATAAAGCGGGAACTGTAAATAACAACAAGAAGAACGTTTACTACTCAGTAAAGGAGTCCATAGACAAACTTGTAGATGCACTTAAGTATGTCGTTAGGTATAACTCATAAATGGCTAGAGAAATTGTAAAGAACCTTAAGTTTAAAAAACATACTGGGAAGTTCTTTGACCCAGAAAAGTTTGCGTCATTGCTTGACGAGTCATATCGTAATACCAAAAGAGCAGACGGACAGATGACAAAGAAGTCATTTAGCCCAAGCTCACTTGGATATGGGCATGGAACATGCCCTAGATATTGGTATATGGCATTTTCTGGTGCAGTCTTTATTGATGACAATGATGCGGTTGCAGTTGCTAATATGGCACAGGGAACTCAAGCCCACGAAAGATTACAAAAGCTTATCTCTACTATGCCAGAGTGGAGAGCAGAAGAAGAAGAAATTATTAATGAGTATCCTCCAATTAGAGGCTTTATAGATTTAATTATGGAGTATGATGGCGAGACTGTAATTGGTGAAATCAAAACGGCAAAGCAAGAAGTTTGGGATACAAGACAATCAGAGATGAAGTCATCAGCAAACCATATGCTTCAGCTATTAACCTATATGAAATTAAAAAATGCCAAAGAGGGATTTTTCCTGTATGAAAACAAGAACACTCAAGAGATATTGATTATTCCAATTTCAATGAATGAAAAGAATAAAGCGATTATTGAAGAAGCATTTGCTTGGATGGAGCAGGTCTGGGATAACTTTCAAAATGGAGACCTACCAGTAAGACCAGCAGGATCAACCAAGTCTAAGATGCCTTGCACGTATTGCCCAGTCAAAAAAGCCTGTTATGACAAATCAGGTCCAGTTGGTACTGTTGAAATAGATCTGTATAGGGTTCCGACAATATGATTTGTGCTAATACAGAATGCGCTAAACAATTTGATTCTAAGACTCATAATCAAAAATATTGTTCTGACGAGTGTTGTAGGGTTGCAACAAACAAAAGAATTATGCAAAAGTACTATGAGAAAAAAGCAATTAAAAAGGGTGCAGTGAGGCTATGCAAAAAATGCAAGGCTCAGCTTAGCAGGTACAATTCTGATGACATTTGTTCTTCTTGCACAAAAAAAACAAACTCAAAGTCAAACAAATTATTACAGAGTATAGTAGATGAAATTAGCTAGCCTTATAAAGACAAAAGCAAATAGAGTTTTGGGAATAGATGCCTCTACCAACTCAATAGCTTTTTGCTTAATGGAAGACGATGTTCCACTTAAATGGGGTAAGATAAACCTTGTTGGCGAAGATATATATGAAAAGATTCACGACGCAAAAAATAAAATGGCCATGATGTTAGATGAACTTAAGAGTGATTATATTGCTGTAGAAGGAGCCATACTTGTCAGATCACCAGATGCTGTGATAAAATTGTCTTATGTCTATGGAGTTGTTATTGCTGAGCTTATGTCTACTGGCGCTAAGGTTATTACCATTAGCCCATCCTCATGGCAGGCGTACATTGGCAACAAAAATCCAACAAAGGAAGAAAAGTCTGCAATAAGATTAGCCAATCCAGGATACGCAGATTCTTGGTACAAGAATCAATTAAGAAATATGAGGAAGCAAAGAACCGCTGACTACTTTAACAAAAAGTATAATTTAGAAATTTTAGATTTTGATGTCGCAGACAGCTTTGGTATTGCACACTATAGCAATCAAGTGCTTACTAAACGATGAAGCTTTATCAGAGTAAAGAATGGCTGTACAGGAGATACATAGTTCAAAAGAAAACAGTTACAGAAATAGGAAAAGAGTGCGGAGTCTCTGCTATGACCATACAGAGATATTTACAAGAGTTTGGACTGATTAGAAAAAAATGAAAGATTTTTGGGATGCCCTTGTTGGGCAAGTTGGCGTAGATTATTTTACTGAATTAAATAAAACATCTGTTTATAATGAAGTTATTGATGCAATGGGAGAAGGAAAATCAGCATTAGAATTTGGAGCGGGTGTTGGAAGAAATTTAGACTCCATACTTCAAACATTTAGCCATGTGACAGCCTATGATATACCTAATGTTGTAGATCTTATAGATAATTTTGATGGACTTTTCAATAAATCAAGATGCACGTATACATCGGACTGGGAAAGCATACGCACCAAGAAATTTGATTGCATACTTGCGCTTTCAGTTTTAGATCATATTGAGGAAGAATACTTGGTCCCATACCTAGAAGACATTTCTAAGATGTCAAATAGATTTGTAGTACATGGACGTAGGCTTATGGACGATGACAATAAAGATATCTTGACAATTTTAGAAAGATATTTTATTATTGACATACTAACTACAAATACTGATCTAAACAATAATGAGCAGTTCATTGCAGTATTAAAGCCAAAGGAATAAAATGACAGATTATCCAAACAAGGCTGGCGGATACCAGGCTTGGATAACAGACCTACAGCTAATAGCAACAGATGCTCCTTCTGGTCATAAAATAATTGTTGAGTGTTTAGAGATAGCAGAGATGCTAATTAAAAAAAATATCTCTTACGGTAACTCAGCACTTGAGCCAATTCGTATATTTTCAAAGGCGGATTCAAAAGAACAGATTAGAGTCCGTATTGATGATAAGCTAAATAGAATTCAAAATGATCAAGCTTTCCCAGGAGACAACGATATAGATGATTTAATTGGGTATTTAATTCTACTTAAAATTGCTAATAAGTCTTAGTCAACTAAAACATGGTATAATTTAAGCATGAACGAAATAGAGCCAGCGGTGCACTTTGACCGCATGAATAAGGTAGTAGAAGAGCTTTTAAAAGGCAATTCAGCTACGCAGATAGCTACCCTTACGGGCTTCTCTCGCAAAGAAGTTTTAGAGTATGTTGACGAATGGAAGTCTGTAGTCCATAACGATAGCAATATTCGTGACCGTGCCAGAGAAGCGATATCTGGTGCAGACCAACACTACGCAATGCTTATTAAAGAGGCCTGGAAGACAGTAGAAGACGCAGATACACAGGGCCAGCTTAGCGTTAAGGCGGCAGCCCTAAAGCTGATAGCAGACATAGAAACTAAAAGAATAGCAATGCTTCAATCAGTTGGGGTCCTAGAGAATACGCAGATAGCATCTCAGATTGCCGAGACAGAACGAAAGCAAGAAGTTCTAGTCGGAATTTTAAAAGAGGTTACCGCTGGTTGTCCTAAATGCAAGATGGATGTTGCAAAAAGACTTTCTCAAATTACTGGCATAGTTGAACCAATTATAATTGATGCAGAAGCAGTAGTTTGATGTTTAATGACTTTAAAAAAATTGGTGAAGAGATTTATTTGTATGAAAATTTTGTATCCAATGATCAGTGTAATGAAATTACAGAAATAATAAAAAAGATCCCAGACCAAAAATTACAGCCAGTGTGGCCTGATAAAAATATTTTACAAACACATCCAATAAAAGAAATTTATTTTATTGGAAAAAAAATTTCATATATGATTCCAAAAGGAATGTTCTTAGGAGAATCTTCCGTGGCAACAATTTTAAGAAAAGGATCACATTGGGATCCTCATTCTGATGTAGATGATTTTTCTGAAATAGAGGAAGATGCGTTATCATATGTTGAAGGGACTCCCTACAAAGAAAAGAATCTTTCTGTTTATGGCACAGTTGTTTATTTAAATTCTTTTGAAGGCGGAGAGATATATTATCCAACACAAGGAATTACGCATACACCAAAACCTGGTGACCTATTAATACATAGCTCTAGCCCTCTATGTTTTCATGGGGTTAAGCCACTAATTTCTGAATCAAGGTACTCCTATGGCAACCACATTTATAAAAAAGTAAGGACCCCAGCCTAATGGACTTTGATTTTTCAGATTTAATTGACATATTAGATGGCGAAGAGTTTGAAGAAAAGCCAGTTGATCTTCGTACATTTGTAAATGATCCTAAGTATTTAGGGCTCCCACCACTTTCAGAATATCAATATCTGCTAATTGAAAAAAGTTCACAGATATATAAAGAGTCTACTTTAAAAAAATTATTTGGTGAAGCTGAAGGTCACGTAAGGTTTAAACAGACTGCTAATGAAGTTGTAGCTCAATTAGGAAAAGGTTCTGGAAAAGATTATTGCTCTACAATTGCGGTGGCTTATATCGTATATTTACTGCTATGCTTAAAGGACCCAGCAACATATTATGGCAAGCCTCCTGGCGACTCAATTGATATTATTAATATTGCAATCAACTCACAGCAAGCAACTAACGTATTCTTTAAAGGCTTCAGGAGCCGAATAGACAAATCTCCATGGTTTGTTGGTAAGTACTATTCCAAGGCATCTGAAATTCAATTCAATAAAGCCATAACAGTTCATTCAGGTCACTCTGAGCGTGAAGCTTGGGAGGGGTACAATGTTATCGTAGTTATTCTAGATGAGATTTCTGGTTTTGCTATAGACAATACAACTGGTCACGATCAAGCAAAAACAGGTAGCGCAGTTTATGATATGTATAGGGCATCTGTAGATTCCCGCTTCCCAGATTTTGGTAAAGTTATATTGCTATCGTTCCCTAGATTTAAGAATGATTATATCCAGCAAAGATACGATGCTGTTGTTGGAGAAAAAGAAACAGTAATCAGAGATCATAAGTTTAAGATGTACGAAGAGCTGCCAGATGGCACTGACGGAAATGAGTTTGAAATCCAGTGGGAAGAAGACCACATCCTGTCTTATAAAATTCCTAAAGTATATGCCATTAAGCGCCCAACATGGGAGATAAACCCAGTAAGAAAAATTGACGATTTTAAAACAGCATTTTATACAAATCCGACTGATGCCCTTTCAAGATTTGCTTGCATGCCGCCTGACGCAGTAGATGCATTTTTTAAGTCAAGGGAAAAAGTAGAGAAGGCATTTAATGTAGGCCAATTAGCTGTAGATAATTTTGGAAGGCTTGAAGAATGGTTTCTTCCAGACCCAGATAAAAAATATTATATACACGTAGACCTAGCGCAAAAGCACGACCATTGTGCTGTAACAATGGCGCATGTTAATAAATGGGTAAACGTAAAGGTGACTGATACCTACTCGCAGCCAGCCCCAATTGTAGAGGTTGATGCTGTAAGATATTGGACACCGACCCCAGACAAATCTGTTGACTTTACTGAAGTAAAAGACTACATTCTTTCTCTTAAAACAAGAGGATTTAATATAGCAATATGTACCTTTGACAGATGGAACTCTCATGATATGATGCAACAACTAAAACAATATGGCATCAATACAGAGATTCTGTCTGTCGCTAAAAAGCATTATGACGATATGGCTATGATTGTGGCGGAAGAAAGGCTAATTGGCCCACACATACCGCTGCTTATAGATGAGCTATGCCAACTTAGAATTATGAGAGACAAAGTAGATCACCCAAGAAAAGGATCTAAAGACTTGGCGGACGCAACATGTGGGGCAATATTTAATTCGATCAGCAGAACAAGGTTTGATAATAATCAAGAAATAAATGTTCATACGTATGAATCTATGAGCTATGACAATGACTTTGGGGCCAAAGATGACCCAGACACAACATCTTATAACATGATTAGGGCACCAAGAATGCCTGAAGGTTTGAGAGAAGCAATGGACAGGATGCAAATACTATGAGTGAATATCAAGAACTAGCAAAGCAGTGCAAATGCTGCACAAAACATGTGCCTTTGCCAACCGTAATGAAGACATATAATGGGCTGATTGTATGTCCAACAACATTACAAAATATAATAGAATATCAAAGGCTATGGGATTCTTTTGGCTCAAGGCCAATGGGCAGCATAAGAAAACATTTTTCAGAGTACGTGCAGCAAATAGTAGAAAATGCTATTGACAAAAAATAATACAAATAGATATAATACTAACTAAGCGGCAGTAGCTTAGTTGGTTAAAGCCCCGAACTCATAATTCGGTAATCGTAGGTTCGAGTCCTACCTGCCGCACACCTTTGTAGCTCAGCGGAAGAGCAACAGACTTCTAATCTGTAGGTCGCTGGTTCGATCCCAGCCAGGGGTACGTTCCTATAGCTCAGCTGGTAGAGCAGCAGACTTTTAATCTGCGGGTCGATGGTTCGAGCCCATCTGGGGACACAACAATAGTACAATGGAGGTATTATGACAAATATATTGATAGTAGGAGACTCACACACAGCAAAGCTTGGCAACTGTGTACCAGACGTATTTTTAAGAGAGAACGCTGGCTTAGAATTTAAAGACTCCGACCAAAATTATGTTACTAGATACCTAGAAGATAGCCATGAAGTCTGGCTCAGAGACTCGTTAAGAATGTATGAGGACTCAGCCCTTAAAATATGGATGTCATCCCACCCTGGAAGATCTGCCTTAAACTATGATTTTGACAACTTTGCAAGTGGGACACAAAAATATATTCTTGATAGCTGGAATTTGGATGGCAACATTGTTATACCTTGGTTGGGGTATATTGATATTAGAAATTGGCTACCGCAGACTAATTTAAATAATTATAAATCGGCAGAAGATGTTGTATCAAGATATATTGATAATGTTTTAAATAAGTTTGACAAATGCCGAATTGTTTTTATGGAGCCACTTCCACAATTTATATGCATCATAACTAATGGCTGGAGAATTAATTCAAGCGACCCAGACATTGAATTTGAGCGGAGATATGAGCAGCACCTTATCTTCATTGCGGAACTTAGAAAACAATGCCTAGAAAGAGGGCTGGAGGCCCCTATAAGGGTAGACGAGATACTAGGCACAGACATGATTGAGCCATACATGCAGCCTAAAAAACCTTTAAAGATTTTATTAAATGACCATATGACTCAAAAGTACTATGAAAAGATAGTAAATCATATAGCAAAAACAATTGTATAGATAGTAATTATATTATGAAAATGGTATACTAGGATTTATGGATATTTTAAAGAAAACTGTAGTAGTAACAGGTGCATCTTTTGGTATAGGAAAAGCAACCGCAAAGCTACTTGCAGAAAATAATTTTAATGTTATAGCAATTGCAAGAAGCATCGATGAACTTAAATCAATAGAGTCAGAAAGCATAGAAGTCTACCAGATGGACATAACAAACAAGCTAGAGGTAGAGAATTTTGGCAAATACATTTATGATAAAAGAATAGATGCATTGGTAAATAACGCAGGTGGTGGATTTAATTTACCAAACAACATATTAAATGATGACGTTGATAACTGGAAAAAAGCTTATGACTTAAATGTTGTTGGTGCAATGAATATGACAAAAACTGTAGCCCCCTCAATGATAAAAAATGGTGGAGGAAACGTTGTTCTTATTACATCAATGGCAGGACACTTTGTATACCGTGGAGGAAGCAGCTACACAGTTGCAAAGCATGCAGAGGTGGCACTTGCAGAGATATTAAGGTTTGAGTTATTTGATAAAAACATTAGAGTAACAGAGATCGCACCAGGAAATGTAAACAGTCGTGGTGACCGCGACAGACATAATTGTTTAAACCCAGAAGATGTTGCAGATGCAATTAGATGGGCCTTGATGGTACCAGAACATGTAAATATAGAAACACTATCAATTTTACATGTAAATAATCTAAGTAGATAACAGGAGAAATAAAATGGCAGCAGAACAAGGAACCGCAGCAAGGCTAGTAGAAGTAGCGCTAGCAGAAGTTGGCACCGTAGAAGGTCCAAAAGATAATGAAACAAAGTATGGTAAGTTTGCAAAAGCAAACTTTCAACCATGGTGCGGATCATTCGTTATGTGGTGTGCAGATCAAGCAGGAGTAAAAGTTCCTAACACTGTATACACACCAGCAGGAGCGCAAGCATTCATTAAAGCAGGAGCCTGGCAGATGGCAGAAGTAGCAACACCAGAAGTTGGAGATATTGCCTATTTTGATTTCCCATCAGATGGCGTCGACAGAATTTCTCACGTAGGAATTGTTG